ATGAAACACAATTGCAATTAAATTTAAACAAACCAGCCGATGCCACGCCTGAACAATTTGAAGAATGGCAAGAAACAGAATTAAATTGGTGGGCTGAAAAACAATTACCTTTAGTTGCCTTTATGGCATTTGTACAGTTATTTGTTTTTGGTGGTATGTTAATGGCATTTTATCTTATAGGACAAGCATTTAAATGAACGACGCATTTTATTTATTAATAGGTATATGTGGCTTTGTATTTGGTACAATAGCAATCACATATGATAATTTAGAGTATAAAGGATATAGTAGTGCACATAGTTGTACGGGAGACTGTTATGTTAAATATGTTGAAGAAAATGGTACACCAGCTCAGATTGAGCAGAAAAAACAAGTCGCAGCTCAATCAGACCCATTTAGTTCCATTAAAGGACTTTGGGCCGGTTGCGCCGCATGCCACGGACAAAAAGGTGAGGGAATGGGAGTCTTTCCCAAACTTGCCGGACGAGATGCATCGTATATTTCTGAAAAGTTATATGCGTACAAAAATAGAGAAGAAGTAGGTTCTATGAGTTCCACTATGTGGGCTCAAGCTGGTATGTTATCAGATGGAGATATAGATACTATAAGTAAATTTATTGAGGAGACAATGAAATGATAGAAATATATGGAAAACCACAATGTCCATTTTGTGATAGAGCAAAAGCTTTATGTGAACAAAAAGGATTAGAATATACTTATAAATCTTTAGGTACAGATTTTGGTAGAGAAGAAATGATAGAAACATTTCCAGGTGCAAGAACCTTTCCACAAATTATAGTTGACGGTAAAAAAATCGGAGGGTATACAGATTTAGAGGCTCATTTGCAATGATATTGGAATGCGAATATTGCTATTCTCGAATAGTAATTAAGCCTGACGATAGAGAACTTAAAATTAATTTTTGTCCTCATTGTGGTGAACCTACTGATGATGATGCTGATGAATTAAATTTTCATGAAAATACCGACACTAGAAACTATTGAGGTTTCATTATATAGGTATAATCCTCAATACGACGATTTTCCTTATATGAAAACATACACCATAGAAAAACCTTCTAGGGATGTAATGGTGTTAGAAATATTACATAGACTTAAAGAAAGAGATACATCAATATCTTTTAGACGCTCATGTCGTGAGGGAGTCTGTGGTTCTGATGGTATGAATATAAATGGTAAGAATGGATTAGCATGTATTACACCATTATCATCTGTTTTAAAAAGAAATAAATTAGAATTAAGGCCTTTACCAGGATTACCTGTTATAAGAGATTTAGTAGTAGATATGACCGAGTTTTACGCACAATATGATAAAATAAAACCATTCTTACAAAACGATACTACTGCTCCAGAAATAGAAAGATTACAATCACCAGAAGATAGAGATAAACTTGACGGTTTATATGAATGTATATTATGTGCATGTTGTTCTACAGCTTGTCCATCTTTTTGGTGGAACCCAGATAAATTTGTTGGTCCAGCTGCTTTACTACAAGCATATAGATTTTTAGCTGATACAAGAGACACAAGAACAACTGAAAGATTAGAAGCTTTATCTGATGCTTATAGCGTTTATAGATGTCATGGTATTATGAATTGCGTAAGTGTATGTCCTAAAGGTTTAAATCCTAACCATGCTATTAGTCAAATAAAGAGAATGTTATGAGTTGGAACTATAAAGGAAGAAAATATAAATTACCTGAGGATGTCACACCAAATGATTTATATGGATTTGTATATTGTATAACTAATAGAGCAACTAATAAAAAATATATTGGTAAAAAATTCTTTTGGAAAGCTAAAACATTACCTATAACAAAAACTCGTAAACGTAGAAAAAAATTAAAAGTTGAATCTGATTGGAAAGATTATTGGGGTTCAAACAAACATTTACAAGAAGATGTAGAAAAATGCGGACAAGATATGTTTTACAGAGAAATATTACATCTATGTAAAACTAAAGGAGAGTGCGCATATATGGAAACAAAAGAACAATTTGATAGAGAAGTATTGTTAAATGAAAGTTATTATAATGGTATAATCAATTGTAGAATAGGTTCAAAAAGTGTGAAAAACTTGTTTACAAATGACTAAAAGTATGTTATAATATATAGTATATGAAAAAATATAAAGATAACGTTATTCCTTTTCCTACTAAAGAGGAAATAGAATTTAAAGAGGCTGAAAAAGAATTAGATGAAATGAGTAATGAATGCGTTGATGCATCTCATTTTCTTATGGAAGTACTTGAAGAATTTATTTTAACTGGTCAAGTTAACGAAGATTTTCAAGATATGAATTTTAGAGATGAAACATTACAAGAATCTAGAGATATGTTTGTTGTAGTAAATTTGTTAAATGCAATGTTTAATAGATACTATGGAATAGAACATGGATTACACCAAACCCTTGATAACGCTTACGTTAAAATAAAAGAAATGATACTTATAAATGAAAAGGCTCAAAAGGATTTATATCTATTTAAACCAGAAGATAGCGATATAGAATTTACTTTTGAACCCGATGGAGATGATGACGATGATGGCCCCGTTTGAAAATGTATGTGAACTAATAACATTTATTAGTTTATTCATTATAGCAGTTGCAGTAATACCGTATGTATTTATGAAGATAGGAGATTATTATGATATTGATTGATTACAGCCAAATAGCACTTAGCAATATAATAGTGCAAAAACTAAATGATGAAAGTATGATAAGGCATATGATACTTAACAGCATTCGTATGTACAATAAAAAACATAGAGATGAATATGGCCAAGTTGTTATATGTGCTGATGGTATGAACACTTGGAGAAAAGATTTCTTCCCTGAATATAAAGCTCATCGTAGAAAAAATAGAGATGAATCAGACCAAGATTGGAATGAAATATTTAGAATATTACATACAGTAAGAGATGAAATAAGAGACTATTTACCATATAAGGTTATCCACATGGAAGGTGTAGAGGCTGATGATATTATTGGTACACTTGCTATGCAAACACAAGAATTTGGTATGGATGAACCAGTAATGATTATATCTTCTGATAAAGACTTTATACAATTACAAAAATATAAAAATGTAAAACAATGGTCACCCATACAAAAGAAATTTGTCACAGATAAAAACCCAAGAACTTATTTGTTTAATCATATAATGAGAGGAGATAGTGGTGATGGTGTACCAAATGTTTTATCAGCTGATGATACATTTATTAGTGAAAATCATCAAACACCATTAAGACAAACTAGGATTGATAACTGGTTAGAAAATGCTGATAATTTAAGAGAACACATGGACGAAGATACATATCGTAATTATCAACGTAATAAAAAACTTATTGACCTAACTGATATACCAGACCCTATACAAGCAAGTATTATAAATACTTTTAACGGGCAAACAAAAACGCCTAATATGAAAGTATTGAACTATTTAATAAAGAAAAGATGTAATCATTTAATTGAAGTCGTGGAGGAATTTTATAATGGCTAGAAAATTAATATCAGAAGTCCTGACTGAAGCAGGCAAAATCGTAAAAAGAGATGAAAGGATTAAATTCTTACAACTCAATAAATCACCAGGTCTTACAGACATACTTAGAATAAACTATGATGATGCTGTAGTATCAGCTTTGCCTGAAGGAGCTCCTAATTATAGACAAGATGATGCTCCTAAAGACTATCAATATACTATATTGAATAAAGCTTATACTCAATTTAAGTATTTCTTTAAAGGACCAATTGCAAATGAAATGAACCCTCTTAAAAGAGAAAGCTTATTTTTAAATTTGCTTGAAACACTTCATATTGAAGAAGCTGAATTACTTATTGCAGCAAAAGATAAGAAAATGAAATATAAAGGTATTACTAAAAAATTAGTTAAAGATACTTTTCCTAATTTAATTGTAAAATAACAGTTTACAAAACACTAAAAATTTGTTATAATATATATTATGAAAACTAAATTATTAAAATTATTGGCATGGGTTGTTGATTGTTGGAGACTTGTCATGGACAATCGATACAATCCATTACGTTATATTGCAGACCCAAGTTTACAATTATACTTTACACTTGTGCTTTTTACAATGTGGAGTGTATACTTTGGATTTGTAGCAGCTTTTTATATGGGCTGGCTAGGATATGATATCGTCACGAGTATTATAGTTCATATTGCAGTAGTATTACCAGTTGGATTTACAAATGCAATATTTATTGATGCAGAACGTGATGGCGCAAAGTGGCTTAAAGATATAAAAGATAAAAAATGAATTTATTTATTATAAACAAAGACCCTATACTTGCGGCACAAGAACAATGTGACAAACATGTAGTTAAAATGATTGTTGAATCAGCACAAATGCTTTCAACAGTTCATCGTATGTTAGATGGTAAAGAAACTAGAAGACCATCTACATCAGGTAAAACAATGGCAAAATACTTTGAATTACCAGATGAAAGAGAAGATGTACTATATCGAGCATGTCATTTCAATCATCCTTGTACAATATGGACAAGAGAATCGATACATAATTATCGCTGGCATTATTTACATTTTGCCGCTTTATGCGATGAATATACTTATCGTTATAATAAAATACATTCAACTGATACTAAACTTAGAAAAGCTTTAGAAAAATTACCTGATAATATACCAGTTAAAAAAATGACTCCATTTAAATTAGCTATGGGTTCTAATCCTGAATGTATAAAAGAAGATGCAGTAGAATCTTATAGAGCTTTTTATCATACAAAGCAATATAGGTTTAAAATGGATTGGACAAAACGTCCAGTACCAAAATGGTTTAATGCTATATAAATTCCACGATTATAAGTTTGAAAAAATAGCTAATAGATACTATAGTATCATACGTAGTGCTATGAATAATTTAGGCCATAGTGAAGTAGTAGAAGATAATCCTGCTGATTTTCATTTTTATAATCATACTACAACAGACATTAAAAAAGTGTTTATTGTCAAACCCACAGCTCCCACGAGTCGTCACTTTGCAATAGATTCCATGGGATACGCGAATTCAAGTGCACTCTCGTTCACAAAGCCAGATATAAGCAATGATATAGAACAAATGGATTGGCAAAGTATAATAGATTTAAGACATACTAAGCCAAATAAATGGGATGACTCAATATTGTTAAAATGGAAAGATTCAAAAAATATACCTGATGACCATATATTAGTTATTGGCCAAATGCCAGATGATGAAACAGTACATGGCTTTGGCTTTGGCGACCATATAGTAAAATTAAAAATGATTGTTGATAAATTACATGGAGAAAATGTAGTAATTAAATTACATCCAAGATATAAAAATCCATCACTTGTAAAAAAATGGAAAGATGCAGGACATCACGTAATAACTGGATTCGATTGTATACACAGTATATTACCAAAAACAAAAGTAGCAATTATAGATAATTCAACAGCTGGTATAGAATGTTTAATGCATGAAGTACCAATTATATCTTATGGTTGGCCAGAATATCATTGGGCTACTCAAAAATTGCAATCATTGACACAGTTAAAAAGCTTAGTAAATGATTTGTCTTGGAATAGACCAGTTTACGCAAGACAATTTATAGAATGGTATATAAATAATTATTTATGCCATGATGTCATATCAACAGAAAATAGATTAAAGGAATTATTAAATGCCAACTTATGAATTTAAAAACACAGAGACTGATGAGGTCTTTGAAAAGTTTATGAAATATGAAGACAAAGTAAAATACTTAGAAGACAATCCTCATATTACTACTTACTATTCTAAAGGACCTAACATAGATTATGATGGTGGCGGTTCTATATTAAAAAAGGCTGGTGATGGCTGGAAAGAAGTACAAGATAGAATTAAAAGTGGTATGCCACCTAGATTAAGAGGTAATATAAAAACAAAATAAAATGTTTAAAGCACCAGCAAATGTAGCAACATTCTTTTTACGTATACCATTAGCAGCTATGTTTATGCAACAAGGTTTGAGTAAATTGCCTGTTGATGGAGCAGTTGCAGAAGCATGGGGATTGCCTTATATTGTTTGGTGGTTTGTCACATGGGGAGAGATAGGTGCAGCAATTGGATTAATTGTTGGTGGTATATTAGGTTTAATACCATGGCATGCTAAACATTTTTTTGTTGCAAGATTAGGTAGAAGATTTCCTAAGTTTAGATGGTTAACTGAAGAGTTAGGAGATTTAATTACAAGATTTAGCGGTATTACAATGACATGTATAGCAACTGGTGTTATATGGATATTAAGTCCCGCAAGTATATGGGATGTTATATATAAAGATTATTTACATGTGAGTTTATATGTAGGTGGTTTATATTTTGCTTTGAGAGGTAATGTAGGTTATGGAGTTAGTAGCCAAAGGAAAACACTTTAGAGTATTTCATAATAAAATTTTAGGATTGTGGTCTTACTATATAATAGAAGATAGCAGTGATAGTAATAAAAGTCAAGGCGTTGATTATAACATAAACTTTACATATTATTATTTTCAAACAAAAGCTCAAATGAAACTAATAGTTAATGATATGTTTGATGATGGTTTAGCGCCGGGAGTATGGAATTGAAATTTAAACATGAACCTATTGATTTAGGATATAATGACCTTGAAGCAGTCACAGGTGATAAAGGTAGATTTTACACAGACCCAGAAGGAAATAAATATGCTTCAGTAACGACAGTATTATCAATACTTTCTGAAGAAGCAATACAAGCGTGGCGCGCACGTGTAGGCGAGGAAGAGGCAAATAGAGTATCTCGTATTGCAAGTACACGTGGAACAACTGTACATAATATTATAGAAAAATATATAGCCAATGACTCAGAGTATATTAAAAACGAAATGCCTCATAATATACAAACATTTAAAGATATACAACCTGTATTAGATGAATGCGTAACTAAAGTTTACCAACAGGAAGCTCCTCTTTTTTCTAAGCATTTAGGTTTAGCTGGAAGAGTAGATTTAGTTGGTCAATGGAATGGAGTTGATTCTATTATAGATTGGAAAACATCTCGTAAATTAAAAAAGAAAGAGTGGATAGACTCTTACTTTATGCAATGTTCAGCTTATGCTATTATGTGGGAAGAAAGAACTGGAATGCCCATAAAACAGTTAGTTGTTTGCATTGCGGGAGATGAAGGTCCACAAGTTTTTGTAGAAGACAGAGATAACTGGACAAAAGAATTAATAAATACTATCAACGAATATAAAAGAAGAAAATTATTTGGGAGGTAATATGGCAGAAAGACATTTTTTACTAAACGCTTTAATTGATAAATTAGAGGGAGAAATAGAAGTAGCAAAAGCTAATATATTAGTTTATACTAGACAATCAGTCGGTATTGGAGAACATATCGATATAGTAGAAACTATTGAAAAAGAAGTTGAAAAGATAGCTGATGCACATGATAAAATTGAAGCAATAAAAACCCACTGTACCTAAAAATATTATAAATAGATATTTACATTACTTAAAAAGTATGGTATAATATATCTATGAAAAAATTTAACGAGTTTTTAGCAGAAAGAGCTGGCAAAGGTTTAACTATCTTTGATATCGATGATACTTTATTTGTATCAAAAGCTCGTGTAATTGTAAAAAATACAAATACTGGAAAGACAAAAGCTTTAACTCCAATGGAGTTTAATACATATAAACTTAGAAATAATGAAGTATACGATTATGGAGAGTTTAAATCAGCTAGAATGTTTTATCAAACAGCTACACCAATTGGTAGAATGGTTAATAAGGCAAGAGCCATAATAAAAAATGCTACAAGAAAAGGTTCAAAAGTTATTATTGTCACAGCAAGAGCTAACATGGACGATAAAAAGCTTTTTATTAAAACTTTAGAATCTCATGGTTTACCAATGAAAGATGTATATGTAGAAAGAGCTGGTAATATGAGCGGTTCAAGTGCTGAAAATAAACAAGTTATATTTAGAAAATATTTAAAAACTGGTGAGTATGCAAGAATAAGATTATTTGATGACCATAAAGAAAACTTACAAGCATTACTTGATTTGAAAAGAGAGTTTCCTACAGTAGAAATGTTCGCATATCTGGCTGATTTAAAAGGAAGCGTGAAAAGAATAAAATAGGAGAATATTATGCCAATAAAATTAGGAAAGTCGTACAAGAATATAGATAGACAAACAAAGAAAGTCACAACACATCATCCATACATACGTGGATTTAGTAAAGCAGATTTAATAGAAAAGTACAATGCTGATAATACTCGTCCAAAAGATAAACAAAAAATTAAAAATGAATTAGTCCGTAGAGGTGGAGTTGTTTTTAACTCATGACTAATTTAGAAAGAATAAAAGAAGTACTTAATTTAGATGCTTGGAGAAAAAAACAAAAGAAGCTATTTAGAAGAAAAATTTTAAGTGTATTTTTAGCTATAGCTTTAATTGGAGCTGCATTATATTTATTTTTAAATTATGGGTAAGGGAAGTAAAAGAAGACCACAAGTGGTAAGTGATGAACATTTTAAGAATGCATGGGATAATATATTTCCTAGGAAAAAAACTCCCAGTCATGGTATTACACAAATACATGTAGATAAGACAAAAGTAGTACCGAGACATTATAAATATAAACATATAGAGGAATAAGTATGTCAGACATAGATTTAGATAAATTTGATTTTGGATTTACAGCTGTAGACGAAGATGAATTGGAAGTTGTACAGAAACAAAGTCAAAAATTAGAATCCACTTCAGGTAAGGCTGAAGAATTAGAGGATAAATTAAATAAATTATATAATTCTATATTACCTTTATTATCAAATTTAAAAGCAAACCCAGAAAAAGATTATATCTACTGGCCAAAAAGAACAGAAAAAGTAGAACAATTCGAAGATTTAATAGCGGAGATAGTTAAATAATGACATTACCAGCTTCAGGAACATTATCATTAAAAGATATACTTGATGAAAAACAACTAGGAACAACTGCCCGTACTAATATAAGTTTAAGAGGATTATCAGTTGATGGCGTTGATGATAGTTCAGGTGGAGATATTACAGGTACACCAAATAGTGCAACACCTCATCAAGTATCTGAATTTTATAGTTATTCACAAACTACATTTAATGGTGCTGGTGCAGGAAATAGTACATTTAGTTTTACAAGCGGTGTAAAGCCTGCTTCTAACCACCCAGATTTCAATATGGATATTAATGGTACTGAAAAAGGTAGTACATTCTGGGAAATGCAACATAACAAAGCTAATTTCAATAGCCCAGCTGTTCAAGCTAACGCTATTGCTTCAATTAATCTTGCTAGGGATGAAACAAACAAAAGAATTTTAATACTATTATTAAAAGATGGAGATAACTCAACTCTAGCTGGTAATAATGGTAAAGCAGGTTATAAAATATTACCTTATGTTGGATTAGAAAGTGCTACATGGTCATTTAAGTTTGAATATGATACAAGTGATAGTGAATATAATAGTACTACAGGCAACCCTAATATATTTGAAGGAAATCCAACTGGATTTGGTTCTGCAACTACAAATACTACATTCTTTACAGTACCAAGTAATCCTGGAACATTTCAATCACTAAGTGGTGGTACAGGATTGGCAGAAAATGGCGAATCAGTATTGGATATTGCTAGAAATCAGCTTGTTTGGACAGCAAAAGTACCAAGTAATAGAAATAATAGTAAAGTAGGTGTTGGAACAACTAGTGTATTTTCAGGTTCAATACCATGTAGATTAGTAATTAAAGCTGTATTAGGTACTGATACATATACAGCTACTTCTAATTATTGGCAAATAGGTTTAACAGCATCAAGAGGAGTAGGATTCTAAAATGAATATAGATATAGAACAATTAAAAGAAACATTAAAAATTGATGAAGGAGTGGTATATGAGATATATAATGACCATCTTGGTTATGCAACATTTGGGATTGGTCACCTTGTCCTTGAAGGAGAACCAGAACATGGGCTACCGGTCGGTACTCCTGTCTCAGAGGACAGAGTTAACGAATGCTTTGAAAAAGATGTAAAAATAGTAATAGAAGACTGTAAAAAATTACATGATGCTTGGGACGGTTATCCCGAAGAGGTAAAACAAATCGT